CCAAACTCGCACCCTCTGGGTGATCCATAAAACACGTCCCTCTCAGCCATCAACACTATGATTTATATAGGAAATAACGAGTTCAGGACAGCGAAATCACAGATTTACTTGGGGAATGCGGGAACACATCCGTGTGCAGTTTATAATAGATGTTCATGCCGGGCTTGATGAGCTTTGCCAGCGTATTCCGGGCAAACGCAGGGGCATCGTTGCCCATCTGCGTAAGCGATAGTACCCGCTTGGCCGCAACATAAATGCATCCCGCGGCCTTCTTAATGTCGTCCTCGGGATGCCCCTGTCTCACCATACTGTCGATCGCAGAAACCTTGGCGGCGATCAGTTCAGTGGCCTTCTCGGGCTTCCCTTCCGATACGCAGAGGGCAGTCAATACTTCGTCGTCGTAGAGATATGCCTCGAGATGCCGGAGACTCAGAACGCGTATTTTTTCTCTATTGAAGGCGGAAACGTCAGTTGGGGCGTGGTCGTCGAGGTCGATCAGACGGATGATTTTCATCCCGGACGCCAGCTTCGGCAGCACGGTCGCCAGTCCGATGAAATCGTTCTGCACTTCCTTCGAGTTACCGGCAGAAATGAAGGTGGTGTCGGGCATCTCGTCGCCGAAAATCGCTTCGTAGATCCTAGCGTCGTGCTCCGTGTTCTTGCCAAGAACCGCGCCCGTCGGGTTGCCTTCGCAGATAACCACTTGTTTAGGCGCTACCAGCGCGGCGAGATCGTCGAGAGCGACGTGCATCACCTCCTCCCAAAAGGCTCGGGTGGGCTTGCTCGGCGAAAGATTAATCTTCTGATCGAAGTCGTGACCGCTGAAATCAATGAAGGCCACCGACGTTGGGTCGGCATCGTACATCTCGCGCGCCTTCCGCATCATCCCGATCGAGTGCGACGCGATCCAGAGCTGGGAGTTGCCGGGAAGCAGACCAACGAGTTCGCCGAGGAGCGCTCCCTGCAGCCGCGTGTTCATGTGGGTCTCCGGCTCGTCTATGCAGTAGATCGCATCATCGTAAATACGCCGTTTAACAACAAAATCTAGGATCAAGTCGAAGGAGGCCTTTTCACCGCCAGAAAGATTTTTGTAGTCGAAGCCCTTCGAAGTACCTTTATCGAATTGGAATGCGCCTTGGTCGAGAGGATTGCCGACGCCGGCGAAGATGAGATCGGGGAACAACCGGCTTAGCGGCGACCGTATCTCCCCGATCATCTTCTCGCGGTAGTCACCAATGGTCGTCGCGGCATTTTCGTTAATGAATACGTCCTCCAGCGCTTTGGAGGCAAGGCGCTGGTAGTTGACACTGACCGTGGCGTCGGGCTCGATCAACCGCTGCAAGCTCATGTTGTCTAGGATGGCCCCCTGCCGGGAGAGGGTATTAGTCGTGAACTCATGGTCGTTCCTGTACGCGGTTCGGACGTAGAGGTTGCCCCGGGAAAATGTGTTGCTGGCATCGGTGGTGATGGCGACCCTAGTGCCCATGTCGACGACAGGATCCTGCGGTCGATCATAATACTTAGTATCTCTACTGAAGCCATATCCCGTGTCCATGCGGTAACGCGAAAGTAAAGCGTCGAAGAGTGACGACTTGCCTGATCCGTTCGGGCCAGCAAGCACCACAAGCTTGGCGCTCGCTGGGATATTCTGAACCGTTAAATCGGCGAACCGGCGAAACCGGTTGATTTTTATATTAAGTATACGCACGACGAATCCCCTCAGAATCAATTCGAAGAGTAGAACCATTGCACGGTCGTTTGACTAGGGTCCGATATCGGTCGGTTCGGACGAGTCTCCTTCGCTGCACATACGAACTCGACTTGGAGCGCTGGGGTCAATTTGGGCTCTTCCCGGACTTTCACCGTACCAGCTCCGCCTTCAAAAAGACCGTTTTTGAACGGCCTCCCCGAAGCTGACATTGGTGCACTTGCAGCGAACCCACACTTTTTCCGCACTGCAGACCGTGGTGCTTGATGCATCGAAGGTCCGCAATCCGTCCCCTCGTGTCGAATACTGCACTCGAGCTTTCGTGCTGATCCGGTCTCGAAGCTGCTGCTGCGCTGACGAACAACAGATTGAGCAAGTATGCCCACCTTTCGCGAAACCATCCTCGCCGCGCTGCATGCGCGGCTCTCGGCGCTGCCCGCCACCGTTCTGCGCGGCGACGTGCTGCCCGAGCGCGTCCCGATCGCTGGCCTGCTGATCCTGCGCGACGGAGAGCCGGGCGAGCCCGAGGTGACGCTCTCGCCCCTGCGCTACCATTACCAACACCGCGCCGAGATCGAGGCAGTGGTGCAGGGCACAGACCGTGACGGCGCCTTCGACACGCTGACCGCCAGCATTGGCGCGGCGATTGCCGCCGACCGCACGTTGGGCGGCCTTTGCGACTGGGTCGAGGCGGAAGCGCCACGTCCGGTCGATCTGCCCATCGAGGGTGCCGCGGCGCTCAAGGCGGCCGTCATTCCGGTGGTGCTACACTATTCCACGGCCGATCCATTGGCCTGATCAACCGGCGTCGGGTCCTTGGTATGCTTGCAACTTGAATTGGCCTTCCACTTGCGCGCCGCTCTCGATGCTCAGGCTTTCATAGCTGATTTCGCCGGTCACATGCGCGCTTGCATGCAGCTTTACGTCGCCACCGATGACCTGGCCGTTGACGCGCCCCTTGATGGCGATGCTGGCGGCGCGAAGCTCGCCTTCAACCTCGCCTGCGTCCTCGACGACGATCGTGGAGGCTTCCACGCGCCCCTTGACGTAACCGGGAAATTCGACGGTGCCAGGAAAATACAACTCGCCCGTGATGCGAGACCCTGCACCAAGATGGGAGCGGCTACCGGAGCCTGCGGCGGGATATTTTTGGTCCGTCATTCAAGTCTGCCTTTTTGAGTTTCAGCCCCTCCCGGGGCTCATCGTCCAACACATACAGGAGAACCCACAATGGCACGAGCCCAAGGGGCGCGGGCGCAGATGGCGCTTGCGTTCGAGACGACCTATGGAACGCCGCCTGCGGGCGGCTTCACCAAGATGCCCTTTGCCAGCACATCGTTGGGATCGGAACAGCCGCTCCTGAACTCGGAACTGCTCGGCTACGGCCGCGACCCGCTGCCGCCGATCAAGGATGCGGTGACGGCGGACGGCAACGTTGTCGTGCCGATTGATGCGCAGGCGTTCGGCTTCTGGCTGAAGGCGGCCTTTGGTGATCCGGTCACCACCGGCGTTGGACCCTACACCCACGAGTTTCGCTCTGGTGGTTGGACACTGCCGTCGCTGTCGATCGAGACCGGCATGCCGGAGATCCCGCGCTTTGCAATGTACTCGGGCTGCGTGCTCGACACGCTCAGCTGGCAGATGCAGCGATCAGGTCTGCTGACCGCGACCGCCAGCCTTGTGGCGCAGGGTGAGAACATCGCTACCGCATCCTCTGCGGGCACGCTCACTGATCTCGGCTTGCAGCGGTTCGGGCATTTCAACGGATCAATCACCCGCAACGGCGCGGCCCTTGGCAACATCATCTCGGCCGAGATCACCTATGCCAATACCCTCGATCGGGTGGAGACCATCCGCTCCGACGGGCGCATCGATGGGGCGGACCCGTCTATCGCGGCACTTACCGGCCGGGTCGAAGTGCGGTTTGCCGATCAGGTGCTGGTGAACCAGGCGATCAACGGCGATCCCTGCGCGCTTGAGTTTGCTTACGTGCTGCCCTCGGGCGAGAGCCTGACGCTGGCCGCCCATGCCGTCTATCTGCCACGCCCGCGCATCGAGATCTCTGGGCCACAGGGCGTGCAGGCCACCTTCGACTGGCAGGCCGCGCGCGACAGCACGCTGGGCCGGATGTGCACCGTCGCTCTCATCAACGGCATTGAGGAGTATTGATCCATGCTGCGCTTGAACCTTGCCCGCGAGCCCTACTGGCTCGATCTTTGCCTTGGCGTGCGCGTCCGGGTCGAACCGCTGACCACCGCGCTGATGGTGGCGGCGCGCAGCGACCCGGCCGTGCGCGGCCTGCCTGAGGGCACCAGCGATGACGAGATCGCCGTGAT